GTCACTGGGGACAATAGTTGTTGCAAGGTAAGTTTAGCAATATCAACAATCGTGGGTGTCTTTGTCCACGTCCAGAACCCTGTAAACCCTGTGGGAGGCTTGGGTCAAGCCTTACGATTTTGGAAAAGTTTGATGTACTGTAGATCACTCTCAATGAGCAGCGCAGCGTCAGAATTTGGCCTGTAGGTCCTTTCAGCATGTAGCTTAGCGGGTCCCTCGTGTATGACGGCTAGCACATCTGATTGAGCACGTGATACAAAGATTCTACATTTATGGTTATCTAGTAAATAGGCACCGCATTCGAAACACCTATTATAGCGTTTCGCTCTACGGCGCTGAGCACACTTAGAAGTGCCTAGAAATGGCTTATTTTCTCTAGCTATTCTTACTAATTTACATTCGTTGACGCAAGTGAAGAAGAGATGAGCTTTGAGGTCTTGAGGGATGAAGGGTTTGGCAAAGTGTAGGCAGCAAAGGATATTAAAGTCTTGAGGAATCATTAGAACGTGATCATTGGAGGTTTAGGCTGCTCATGTATTTGTTGTTGTGCGAGTAAATCCGCGCGAGTGGAGACCATGTTGGTGGCGCGCCTAGATTCAACAATAGACATCTTAGCATTCATAGAATGCGCGAGGATTTCGGCGTCTGTAGGTTTAAATCTCATACCTCCGGGAGGACTCGGAGAAGAGTCGCTGAGTACAGCGTTAAAGAAGTCGAAAGCGGCAAATTTTGAGTCTTCCTGATAACCTTTCCTAGACCAATTGGCAGGGGGCTTGTTTTGTTGTTTGCCTGCGACGTAGCAGGCTTTAGCATAAAAACCGCAAAACTGTCTTAGCGTACAGGAATTTTCAACGATGTCTTTGAGTTCCGAGTGCGCCATGCCGCAAGGCGCGTCAGTGGTCAGGGTAACAAATCGCGATGAACCGTTGTGGTAGCAGGTCCAAGCTAGTGAGAAAAGGTCTTTTGGGGTGGCTCCTTGTCGCTTGGCTTGTAGCATGTCAAGTATGTCGCGAATAATTAACCTTGAAGCGACTGAGTTGGATTCGACATCTTTAGTGAGAGTCTCAAAGTCGGTCACAGCGGGCATGAGTGCGTCGGAGTCGTCNCTTGCATTACTATTATTTTGCGGATCACGATTGCCTAGGGGGCGGGTCTGACTCTGACCAAAGGGGTTCACGTTGGGTCGAGGCTGGCTAACTTGACCCGTAGTACCGGACATTTGTTGTGACGTGCTCGGATCAACAGGATTGTTCATCAAGGTTCAGATTAAACTAGTTCCTCACTACTCATCTAATTCACCCTTCCAGTTAACTTAACAAAGATCATGCGTCTTAATTTTATAGATGAAATTCGGACACTTCTGATGTAGGAGCGCGAGACAGTCACTAGGGTAATGCTGTAATCTGTGGTTTGTTTCTATGTCGTCTGAAGTCAACAGNTACCCATCGTCGAAGATCTTGTAACTAACAGTGGTAGATTGATCACTGGGTGTGACGCGAAGTTCAAGNCGTAGAGCTGTGGAAGCTGGTCGTCCAATGATGTCCATGGGTATTTTTGAGTGGACTCCATCAAGAAGTATAGTTCCGTACGTTCTGCATGGTTTGGAGGGGTGGGCAGCTTGATAGATGGGTAGATTCCTCGCAGCATTGGTTGGCAGTGGTGCGGAGGGGTTCGGCGTGACACTCGGCCCAGGGGTGGTATTTGTGAGAGACGAAGAAAGTTCGTCAATTTTGCGGTGTAGTGCCTCTAAGCTTGTAAGAGGTTTTGAGGAACTAGGTTGGTCTGTGCTTATACTAGTCGATTGTGAGTTTGAATATAGACTGTCAACTGTCCTGGTCAAATATGTTAGAGCCGCATGGATTTGGCTTAAGGAGTTGTTTTGTGACGGGGAGTTGATTGGATTTAAATTTGTTAAAATGGAGTCGACGTTATGGCTAATGTGTGTCAGCCACTCCAGTGTATTTTGGTGCAGTGCGTGCAGTTGCCCATAAAGTTCATCAAGAGGAAGGGTCGATGGTGGTATATTGTATCTGGCCGGAGGTACGTAACCTAGTAAGGTGCGGGTAGCGTCTACAGCAAGTGCTGCGTTCGAAAAGAAAGTGCGGAAGACGGTAGCAGTTCCGGTTTCCAACGGGTCGAGTAATGGGTCGGGGTTCGCAGCCGTTGGCATTTGGATGGAGCTATTGTTATTACCACTCAGATGGTTGTAGATAGTCTGCAAGTTGATTCTGTTGAAGGCAATGGAGCTGTCGACATGAGCGCCAACAGTGCGCACCTCATTCGAAATTGTGTGCAACTTGTTGAGTAAGCAGTCCTTAATGCTGTTTGAGTTGTTGATAACCAAATCCCGAGCTTGGTCGATGTGGAAGGTGGTTACAATTACCATGGCTACTCCAGCGAAAGGATTCAACTACGGCCGGGATCTTTTCTAGAGGACAGTTAGAAACTTGCACGGTTGAGCCGGTTATAGTGATAACGCACCCTTGCGGCGCACCTTTAATGAGACTCAGAGCAGCGTATGCAGATGCGGCGGCGAGGACGGCTAAGAAGAAGTATGGCCAGAGTGAGGGTGAAGATGATGAGTGGGGGAATGTAGGATCCTCCTGATGGAGAGCCAGAATTGGGTTTGAAGTAGTGGATTTGCTTGTTGCCGTCACAGTAGCGACCACCGTGGGGTAAGTGGTGAGTGTTGTCCCCCACGTGCGGTAAGTGGTCGGACCTGAGCGTGTAAACAAGTATTCCAAGGGCGGCGCCTCCAGCTAGTGTGATATATGCCTTAGAGTAATCCGGTGGTGGCGCAAAACTCATCCGCAGGTGGTGGTTGGCTCAGCAGAGTTTTCGAGGGCAGGTAGTATTTCGTCAGTGATTATGCACAAGCGATTGAGGGCACGCGTAGCAGCAATGTAGAAGTTGGCGCGGGATCTTAGGCGTTCAGTAGAATGATACACTAGAGTGACCTCTGGGAATTCAAGGCCCTGGACGTCAGCGGGAGATTTGGAGTGGACGTTGTGTCGTCTGGTCAGACTGCAGGAGGCAGCGCCAAGGTGTAGCACTTGCCCGCTCGGCGCGGTTGGATTCTTGCTGTACACTGGGAGTTTTACAATCTCTCCAGGTCGTGATCCGAATATTTCGTAGTCGAGGGTGCGTAGGAAGTGACAGATGGGTGCCGGCACGCGGTACGAATGACTCTTTATGTAGTGTGCTTTTAGGTGCAGTGTGCCCTGGAAAGGGTCTCCAATGAGGAGATTGAAGGGGCTGGTGTCACTTCCTTCACTTAATTGATACTCGTCGAGAATCCTTGTTTCGCAGTGTGAGATGTTTGGGATGGGTCTTCCTTTCGTGAACTTCTCGACCCCTGGGTGTGTGAGAGTTTGGCCGTAAGGGGAACCGAGTGTAAAAGCGATAGTGGATCGGTTAAGTATCAAGGCTTTAACCAAAGTGGATTTGCCAGAGCCTGGGACACCGTGTATGACGAGCGGCTCTGTGAGCGGTTCAGCAGTGCGGGAAAAGTCGTTGTTAGTTATAATCTGTAGTAGGAGGTCAGTCTTCATTTCGAGCATATCTAGAACATAACTAGCTACAAAGGTTGTCAGCAAATGAAGTGAGTTGAGGAGATGCTAAACACACAACTAAGTCAAGGTTATACTAAGTCAGCTGTTCTAAGGTCAGTTAGCATAGGATGTCAAATTCTTGGTCGTCCGAACCACCGGGCAGTTAGAAGGTCCTCAACTCCATTTTGGCACGCTACAGTCATCTCCTGGTGTGCGGTCACAGAAGTCACTTGTTTGGGACCGTCACCTGCCGGGTTCTTTGGGATGTAGTCGTCAATCAGGACTGGTTGGTGTAGGAGGAGTCTGTCGCTCTCGTAAGATTGGATTTTGATAGCTCGCGGGTCACGGATTAGCCGGTCGGAGGTTATATGGAATGTTGGCAGGTGATTGCCAGATTCCGGCGGTTGCATACCTTTCTTAATGAGCGTTCTGGTTACCAACTGGTGTTTTTCGAGCTCTTCTTCGTCAAAGATATCGTACAATTTATCACCGAGCCTGTAGGCGAAGAGGTAGTCTATCGCGTAACTTCTTTTAACGTCTTCAACTTTTCCGAGACGCAAAGCTAACTGAAGCGACTGATACAGCTGGATGGGGGATTTCACTATTCCATGAGGTGTGAGTCTCCAACCGCAGAAGTCGGGTTTGCTGGTAACTAGTGGTTTAGCTTTGAGGCTAAAGAGACGTTCAGAGTATACCCATCCGGCTCGTTCTTCGCAAGCTCGATCACGCACTAAGTCGTCTCCGGCATAGCAAGCACGGACATTGTCATCCAGGCGAAAGCGAAGAGCGTCATAGGCAATGTTGCACTCAGTGTTGGCATCGAACGTTGGGCCCTCTCCGCTGAGACGCATGATAGCTAAGTTGCCAACGAAGGTTTTGGCGTGAGTTTTGATGAACTTGTAGAAAGATAACACTTCGTCAGGTACTCCAAGGTGACGCGCTTTTCTGAGTTCGAAATTGAGAAATGGGGCGTCTTGAGACTGGTCATACTGTGTGTAGTCGGATGTGTAATTAGGTCGCGAGAAGTCCCATTTAGTTAAAACAAAGTTGTTAAACTGATCGGGGGTCCGCTCACACATTATGAAAACGTTATCCGGCTGATGCTGCTCTCTTTTCTTTCGAAGGTAAAGAGCCATGGTCGTTGTGAGTAAGACAACTTGCTGCTTGAAGGCGGAAATTGTTTGGCCCGCTTTGAACTTGGCGCCGACTTTTTCAAGTTTCTTGACCCATTGTGACTTGTTGAAAAGGGCAATAGCGTTGTCCGGGAAGTCTGGGTCTTGTCGGGAAGCACCTTGTTGCAAGTTAGCAGCCGGCTTGGATAGGTACGTTCTCAGTGCAAGTTGTCTGCAGTGTGTCCACAGCCGTTTGTCAAAAGCTTGAGGTTCCGCTGGCACTTTCATGAATTGGGCATACGCTTCGAATAGTAAGTCGCCAGCGTTGAGTGTGTGCTGCAGACTCTTAGCGTTCTTCTCAGGATCGGCCGTCCGGATCCTCTCACCTATGGTGATCTTGAACAAAGCTTCATCCTTGGATTGTTGGTGAGGAAAGAGTTGCACAATAGGGTCCTGGGTTTGCATGAGGTTAGTTTTCTCCTCTCCAGACCACAGTTCACGCGTGTCTTTGTCTTCCATTGTCTCGACTTTATCATCTAACTGCACTCGATCGTTGGTAACGGGGATGTGCGTCTTGGTGGGTTCATCGCGGACGTTTGGCTCCGGGGGCGGGTTTGAACTACCAGCTTGCTCGTCCTCCCGAACCCATGAGATCAGAGTTTTGAGGTAAGGGGTAGCGTCCAATTTCGCGAGAAACTCAGGGTTGTCCGAGTGTGTGTTCACAAAAGTGATGGACTCGGATGCTCTCGAAAAGGCTGTATAGAGAACTTCTTCGGAGCAGAGGGGAGTGTCTTTGTCGAGCACGATAGTCAAGTGGTTGAGGGTGAGCCCTTGGCATCCCGCGTATGTCATAGCTTGACGGCCTAGATCAGTCAGTAAAGACTGGCTCCTAAAGGCAGGCACTAGTACCATCGCTCGATCAGGCACTAGGTCGGATCTGCGAACGGAGCCTCCAATCAGTCTCTCAGCATGCACTTTAATGGGATTTGCTAAACGTTTGGGCTGTCTGTGAGTGGCGTTGATGTAGTAGTCAGTGTATGGTGAGAAATGGGCCACGTTGGAACTTAGGAGTGCTATCTGTGACTCCCTATCTTGATGGTGAGTAGACTGGCGCTGGTCCCCGGTTAGTATAGCCAGCTCAACGTTTACTTTAATAGCGAGGTAAGCATCTACGAAGCCAGCTGGCAGTTTGCCGTAGTCATCAAAAATAGTTACGCTTTTGCACTCTCGCTCACAAGCCTTTTCGAAGGTCATGACTCGACGCGGGTCCATGGCAGGCAGTTTTTTCTTCCAGTCGTTGGCTAGATTAATGGTAGGGACTACGATGTTGACGGCCTCGAGCAGCTCTGGGGAATTTCTGAGCAGTTCCTGCAATGCTCTCGATTTGCCAGCACCACCAGCGCCGTGTATGACGAGGAGTCCCACGTCTCGAGTGGTTCGCTCGGCGAGGGCGACCCAAGAGCTTAGTAAATCTCTATCGAGTTTTGGGAGGACCAGACCTGTCAAGTTGTTCTTAACGTCGGACATGTAAGCTGTGGCCCTTTTGTTGTTAATTCTATAGTTGTAAATTCCTCGGTGCAGAGATGTGGCAAGCGTGATGAAAGGCTTGGCTGTCGCGCAGAGATCTTTTGCTTCAAGCTGTCGATGATATTTAACTTTGTCATTAAAATACACAGGTTGTATCTGGTCGGTGCCGTCATGTTGTGGTTGTAAAGCTGTGAAACCATGCAATTTAAGGATGTCAATAGTTGCTTGATCGAGTGGTTCCAGTCTCGGGCGGGTGGGTCGCACGTGGTTCGCTGAATCTGCTTGATTCGTCACTTCAGCCTCATCAGCATCCTGATCCGCAGTTCCCGAATTTAGTTCATCGCCCTGTTGGTCGTTTGGGTCAAGTGTTGGCTGCGCGGAGTCGTGTTGTTCGGTAGCGGCTGCAGTATCACCTCCTTCGGGGTCAGGGCTGGGGTCAGTGGTGATGTCTGGCATGACACCCTCAAAGTCTAGGGAGTCTACATCAGTAGCATCTTCGAGTGAGGGCAGGGATTCGCAGTCGTCATGGTCTGATAAGGAAGCAGTCGAAGAAGCGTCCTCATCATCGGTGCTACAGCATTCGACTGGGGCGTGTGCATCGGGAGCTTGGTCGGGATCGGGAGTCGCCAGCATTGGCGCGTGTGCATCGTGAGCTTGGTTGGAGTCGGGAATCACCAGTGTTGGTGCGTTGGTCTCATCATCTCCTCTTAGAGCAGCAGTGTTGCTAGTTGGAGTGTGGTTGTGGCTGTCAGTCTCTAGCCGATCATTGCTCGGTGTTGATGATTCCGATGTTGTGAGTCTCCTTGGCGAGCTCGTGGAGCACTCTCGCGCGGCGTGTAGTCCTTGGTAGCTGGTGGCTGCTTGATCTTCAGGCGCTGCGGATGATTTTTGAGGGCTAGGGGTTTCTGAAGTCGAAGTTTCGGAGGTTTGAGTCGTAGCAAGGCTTGGGGCTTCAGATTGTTGGTTTTCGGGCGACCCATTTTCGAGTTCATGGAACCATGCTAGCAAATCAAGGTCGTCAGGTGACGGTCCACTCGGTTGGGGGGGTTCGCTCTTAGGCTTCGGCTCGTCGTCAGTAGAGCGAAACCATGATTCTCCTACCGCCTCCCTTCGTTTGGGTGTGGTGGTGAAGTGCACTGGGATAACGTCCGTTACAGTTAGGAGGGCGGCATACGAGGTCTTACCTAAGAGGTTTTGAAAGAATGTTCGAAGCCTCATGCGAATAGAAGCGCATAGCTTACCGAAAAGATTCTCGAGCAGCGGCGACTCATAATCGCTAAGCTGATTCATGCCAGTAATGAAGAGCAGATAGTTCGCGAGGCGGATCAAGTCAGCCATGGAATAACGGATTAACTCCTGCGTCTCGATCACCTGCCTTAGCTTAGCGAAGATGTCGCGTAGTGAAACTGCTTTGACTGAAAAGCAGTAAAGCTGCATGCGTTTTACGAACACATGTGGGTAAGTCTTTTGCACGTTAGCCTCAGGTGGGTAGAATATGGGTGGTAATTTGACATAGTCCGAGGCATGAAACACCCAGAGTGTTGGAAGCGGCCAGTCCACTTGAACACGTCTACGCTGGATAAGCATAATGTGGTGAGCAGCTTTAGTCTCGATCTTCTCGATGCTTAAGTAGTCGGTGATGGGCCAAGGGTTGGTGATGCTAGATTTATCGTAGTCCACCGGGCCCACTTGAGCAGTGTCAAGCCAGCGAAGAGTGCTGTAAGAGTGTACATAAGCTCCCCCTCCGTGGCCGCCAGGCATGTATGAGAAGTGGTCCTTATAGTACTCGAGTTTGTACACGTCGGGGAATAGGCTTGGAAGTTTATGCAGAGCTTCAATAGGCAAGACTAGTGTGGCAAAAAGGCGCTCAAGTTTTGGATTTTTAGAGAATAATGTGTAAAGTTGTTTCGGAGACATAAAGTGCAATGTGTCAGCAAGTACGGCGTACTCCGTGTCAACTTTCGGGCATGAGTTCGGATTTGTTAGCCCGTAGCGAAGGACATCTTTAGGCTCGTAACAATAATTTTGGAATCTGTCCAGGTTTGGGTTGCGCCCTAATAGATGGAGTTTACCACGCTTGAGCTGTATTAGAGTAACTGCTTCTTTCTTAGGGAGGTAGTGGCCAATAATGGAAAGGCAGTCGTTTTCGATGATTTTATCAGCAGCGTGGGTGTGTGAAGTAGTAGCAAAAGGGGAAGTGGTAATCCCGATTCGCTCAAGGGTTAAAGCTTCGGGGTTGGTTACAGAGAAGGGGGCGATTGCAAGTGCTTTCTTGGAGGCGTTTTGAGCTGCTTCAAAACACGCGTTAGAATAGCCTGCTTTGGTGTTGGGGTCGCTAATTTGGTCAAAAAGCTTTTGCACAGCTGTCATACTTGCTTAATAAATGTACAGGGCCTTGCTGGGTGTCCTTATCAAGTTTAAGTCAAGTTTGTGCTGTGTAGTTGTGTTTGGTTCAGGTTTGGTTTGTTTT